AGCCATGGGATCTAGGAAGAGAACCCGTACTAACTTTTCAAGGAGGGCAACAAGACCCATTGACAAGGAAATAATTGGGATTAATACATTAGTCAATAGTACGGTGGGTGTATTGTCTCTTAGGACGGCCACATTTCCAGGAACAGTAGTTGGTTTGCGATGGAACTTTACAGTGAGGAATGTATCACAGGTTGCCGATCAATTTGTAAGATGGGCCATTGTTCTGTTGAAGGAAGGGGAGGTACAAGGTAACCTATCATCAGGCAATGGAGGTGCATTTTACCAACCAGAACAAAATGTAATGGCTTTTGGAAGCGTGACAGTCTTGTCAGCAACTAGCGCTAGTGATCGTGTTTATATTTTTATAAGCTCTACGAAGTCAATGAGAAAAATGATGGGAGGTGATCAAATAGTATTTTTATTTCAAGGAACAAATGATGGAGCATCGGATTGTCAAGGGCAGATTCAACATTTTTATAAAACATAATTTGGTGCATGTATAAGCCATTTTTATACTAAACTTGATCTTGGCAAGTTGTGGTGCTCGCCACAGGTACCTTTTGGTGCGTTGTGGAATTTGGTGTGACGGGCGGGGGCGCTGGGCTGGGTAACCGGTGATAGCTGTGTAAATAATAAATACGCATTGACTGGAATTTTGTGTTTTGTTTGTTTATTAAAATTAAGATAACATAACATGCCAGCCAATTACTCAATCATGATAATGAATATTGGGGTACAATTGATCAAACTCATCAAGAGTGTTCTCAAACTCAGGCAACTCAAGATCGATAGCAATTGGTCGAGGGAACAAGTTGGGGTCATACCAGAAGTCACTTCCGCTTTGCTCGTACTCCTCTCCCTCCTCGATCTTCACAGTTATGTCGATGACATGGTGAATTCGACGCTTCAGTGCCATATACTGGCCTTCTCTGTTGGTGTAGTCATACCAGTCTCTCGGGTGAATGTTGGTAGTTAGTGCAATCTTTCGAGGTTTCCACCATGTGAATGAGCGCTTGACCGGCAGAAGGACGGGATATCTGTCCAGCACTTGCAGCAACATGACCAATGACATCTTGGAGGCTCTGCCAGCGAAATCGTCCAATAGCACATACTCATGCATATCGTATCCGTCGAACCAGGGGGCAGTATTAGGAACTGACCATCTCCAGAAATCTTCATCTTCTTCCCATTTGTCGTAGACAAACCTTGTTTTGCCTAGGCCTGTTTTTCCGAAGAAGAGGGTGACCTCCACGCCTTCATCGCTTCGCATGGGTCTGGAAAGCATCCTCACATCAGCAAACATGCGAGGATATCGAGCCATCTGTAGAGGAAAATCATCCCATAGCTTTCTTGCTGATATCTGCGAGCGAATGGCGTCACGGAAAGCCATCAGGTCAGTTCGCAACCCCGATTTTGGAGCAGTCATGGTGCCTAGTTCCCATGGGCCAGCCGCTCGAGTGTCTTCTTTCATGCAATAATCACTTGCCTCTTTAGCAGTTCCCCTTCTGATTTCAAAGTGACATCGAGCACCAAATTTGGCAGATAACCAGGACAGATATTGTTCTTTCTCAAGCTCAACATACCCTTGTAGGTGACAGGTGCGCTGTTGTTCCCCTCGTTCTGCTTGCCAACATAAATATGTAGCCCCTTCAGGTAGGACTAGCCAGAGCTCATGTGTTTGGGGATTGTTGAGGGTGAATACCCAGTAGCGGCTTCTGCGTCCTCTCGATCGTTTTCGTGCTGGCATTGTCATGTTGACGTTAACAGCTGTGTACAGGGGGGGTGCTGAAAGTTTCAGAGGTCCAAAAAGTGTCCGTATGGTGTACAGTGAGGTTAGGGGTAATACTAACCCTAACCTCACCCCCCACATATATATCCCTGGCGTAAAATCTTCGATTGTGGGACGGGAAAAGTTCGGAATTCCGACTTTTTTATTGCGAAAAATTGCGAAAAATTGCGACACGTCACGCCACGTGGAAGTCAATTCCGGGAGAATTGACATCCGGTTAGCAAAAATTGCAATATTTCGAGATAACCGGTTATCTGAAAAAATATGAACATCATTTCCGGGAAATGGTTGTCCGGTACTGTACAGTCCCGGACAAAAAAACTATATAAGTAGGTACTTCTCTGTCGGCTTCCAACAATCAGCCATGGGATCTAGGAAGAGAACCCGTACTAACTTTTCAAGGAGGGCAACAAGACCCATTGACAAGGAAATAATTGGGATTAATACATTAGTCAATAGTACGGTGGGTGTATTGTCTCTTAGGACGGCCACATTTCCAGGAAC